TTAGAATACTACGGTAAGCGTACTGGTGATGAAATTGGTGAAATGGTATATAACTATGCCACAGCGTTTAATAACGCGCTAGTCGTGGTTGAGTGTATCGGTGGTTATGGTGATGCTATTATTTTGACATTGATGGCTAAGAAATATAAAAACATCTATTACGATGACCCAGGATTGAAAACGTATACTGTTGAAAAAGCTTATTCAACATTTAATATTAAACCTGGTGATAAACTTCCTGGTTTCAGAACTAACGCAGTACGTGTACAGATGATTGGTAACTTTGTTGCTATGTTGAAAGAGAACGCTTTCCGTGTTAGAAGTACCCGTGTTATTACTGAAATGGATACTTGGATTTGGAAGAATGGTAGGCCAGACCATATGGATGGATGCCATGACGATAGTTTAACTTGTCTGGCTATGGCATTGTTTGTAATCCAGTTCTATGTTATTAAGAACGATAAGGAAAAAGCAATGTCCAAGAAGATATTGTCATCGTTCAGGGTTAACAACATGGCTAGGGATAACAAACCTATTATAATGGACAACAACACTCCAATCTCAAAGACTAAACCAATGCCATTCTATGCCAGTGGTAACAGAGAAAGACAGCGACAAAAACAAATGGTTGCTATGATGATGTTGGCTGGTTTCAGAAAAAAGGAATAAAGAATAAATTTAATGAACTAAATACCTGTTGGCGATAAATGTTACTGCTATCAGCTATTTATATTAAACAAAAGTAAACAATGGGACGCACAATTACTTTAACTAAAGCAAAACTAAAATCTATTATATCCGAAACTATTAATTATATGTTTGATTGTACAGAAAAAGTTATGAGATATATTAAAAGTTTCGGTACGAAAGGGAAATTACCTTCTGTTGACGAACCATTATCTGTGTATTATGAAAACGCTTTAAGTACAGCTTATAAGTGGGCTTGTGAAAGTGTGGAAGGTGCTAGTCGTGATGGTTTCGTTTATTTCAAACATAATTTCATTGTCAATGTTTTGAGAAATTTCACATTCAGTAAACGAGGTCTTATATATGTTGAACGGAGTATTGACCTAGACATATCAAAGGGATTCGATGATTTGGAATTCAAATCCATAGGTGAATGTTGGTCATGGAAAAGAGGAAACGCACAAAGTTATTGTGCAGATTTTTCAATTATGAACAATAATATTGTACAAGTTGTTGTTTGTGGTTACGTTCATCCATCATCAATTGATTGGATTGAAACCATATATCTCAATTCCTATAAAATGAAAAGTGAACAAGAAATTCGTATGAATAACAATGCGTTTGTTGAGGTATCTTATATCAGAATTTATGGGCGGGTCTATCGTTTTGGCACATCATTCCTAATCAACGCAAGTGCTGATAAATACAGTCATTAATTCTAGAAACCACTGAAAATTTATTACCAATAGGTATATAACTCAATAAAATTAAGTTGGATATTAGTTTTAAAACCATTATATTTATATAATATAATTTTATAATAAAATGCCAACAGTATTTCAAAGATTAAATAAAGCATTCGGTGGGAACACTGGAGTTCCCACACCAACTTCAACGAACTATACCAGAAATGTGCATAGTTACGCTGGACTTGGTAGTAATGACGTAATATATACAACAAGGTCTAAGGAAGACTATAATGAGAAACTTGCACAGTTAAGACAACAGAGACTATTGGCTAAGCAATGGAAAAGAGCTCAATATGAGACTCAGAACAACGCATTAGCCAATATGACTGAGGTTCAGATGATGTACAGGGAAGCTGATATGATGGACTTATTCCCAGAAATCGGTGCAGCCCTTGATATCTATATGGAAGAAGCAACTTATGTCAAACCAAATGGTATGATGATTAACGTTACTTCAAAATCTGAACGTATCAAATCAATCCTTGAAGACCTTATTTACAATAGATTGTCAGCTGACATCATGTTCCCAATGATTACCAGAAGCACTGTTAAGTATGGTAACACTTTCATGCTTCTTAATGTAACTGAGGATAATGGTGTTATTGGTTGGAAACAACTTCCAGTATATGAAATGCAACGCTTTGAAAATGGTATGGATAACCCATACAGTTCAGGCTTTGCTAACGTGGCTAACATTGATGTGGATTCTCCTGATGCAACAAAATTCGTTTGGGTTGGTAAAAATGAGTTTACTCCTTACAGGAACTGGCAGATTGCACATTTTAGATTACTTTATGATTCATTGTATTTACCATACGGTGTAAGTGCTTTGAATAAAGCCCGTCGTCACTGGCGTATGCTATCAATGATGGAAGACATGATGCTCATGTACCGTCTTGAACGTTCAGTCGAAAGACGTGTTTATAAAGTAAATGTTGGTGCCATTGATGAACAGGATGTTCCAGCATACATGGATGAGGTTGCCAATAACTTCAAGAGAACCCCAATCTACGACCCATTGACTGGTCAGATTGACTTGAGAAGAAACATTATGTCAAACATGGATGACTACTTCATCCCTGTCCGTGACCCTAATGAGCCTAATCCAATTGAAACACTTTCTGCTGGTAACAACCTTACCGCTATGGATGACATTAAGTTTGTTCAGAACAAACTTTGTACAGCACTTAGAGTTCCTAAATCATTCTTGAATTTTGAAGAGACAACAGGTGATGGTAAAAACTTATCATTACTTGATGTACGATTTACCAAGACAGTAAACAGAGTACAACAAATGATGTTGATGGAACTTACCAAGGTATGTATCATCCATTTGTATTTACTTGGATTTGTAGATGACCTTACCAATTTCAGTCTTACTATGAACAATCCTTCATCACAGGCTGAAATGATGGAACTTGATAATCTAAGTAAGAAAATCGAAATGGCTAAGAGTGCGGTAGCTGACCCAGGTGGTGGATTGCCATTGTACTCAGTTACACGTGCCCAGAAAGAGATTCTTGGCTGGAGTGACAAACAGATTAGTGATAACCTTGAAGAACTTAGACTTGAAAAAGCATTGGCTGCTGAACTCGAACAGACTGCAGCGATTATCAAACGTACTGGATTATTTGACAAAGTTGATAACCTTTACGGTGAACCAGGTGCGGAATATGGTAACAATGCTGGAGGTCAGGGTCAAGAAGATGCTATGGGAGGCGGTGCTGCCCCAGGTGGCGGTATGGCTGGTGGTTTAGACATGGGTGATGACATGGGCGATGACATGGGCGGTGAAATGCCTGGTGCTGAAGGTGATATGTCAATGGATGATGCTGCAGCCTCAGAAGGTGGTGAAGAAGACACTGGTGGAAGTGAACCATTGAATGAAGTCTTTTTCAATCGTTTAATGCAAAAAACCATTAAAGAGAAAAAAGGTTTGAGGCAAAATTTAATGGAAAAGACAAAGCATTACCAGAACTTATTGATTAACAAAATCAATGAATCAAAAATACAAGAGGAGAAAGAATTAAATGTACCTTTATACGCCAAGAATTTTTTGATTAATGAAGAATTAAATTCAATAGCAAAAGGATTGGGCAAACATATTAGCGAAAAAAAATAAAAGTATAGTATTTATATACATATAAACAAGTAAAGTCATGACTAACGAAATCAGTATAAACATCGATAAAGGTATTAAATTGTTGAATGAAGCTTTGAAGCACTATGAAAACGGGGAAATTTCAGCAGCGTATAAAGCTTATCAAGAAGCTGGTAGTTTTTTAACTGAGGCTAACACCCGTGCTAACACGGATGAAGGCAAAATTTCTTTAAAATATGGTGGGAATAGAAACTTTGGTGTTATCTACAAGATTTTCGAATCAAACACCAGGAATTTGTTGAGGGATAAATCAAGCCAGAAAAAATTAAAGAAAATTATGGGTCTTATTCGTGAGAATAAGGTTTTGAATGATGAGTTTAATGCGTATAATGCTTTCACTAACCCAACTAACGTTGAGAATCCAAGTGAATACGTAAGCGAGGCAATATCACTCATTACTCGTTATTCAAAGAAAACTATTCGTGAGAACAATGAAAAACTTATTAATTTATTCAAAGAGTATAAATTGAATGAAAACATTAGTGTTGATGACAATGAGATAGAGCTTTTTGAGAATATCGAATACTTGATTCTTCACAACAAGGATTTCAAAAACATTAACAAGTACAACGATATCCAGAGAAGCCTATGCGAATATGTTACCGAGAACAACGTAATGTTAACCGAATCTAAAGACATCGACGAATTGTACGATGAACGGATTAACGAAGTTGTTAAAAAACATGAAAATGAACTTAATGACGATGAGATTAAATTAATCATGGAAGTCAATGACCCATTGAAAGCTAAAAAATTATTCAACAAATACAAGACAGAAGTAACCTCATTGGTAAATGAACAAATCAAGGAAGGTAAGGATGTTGAGTCCTGGAATGAAATTCTAGACAAACTCAACACTAAAGTGTTTGAAGCAAAAACAGCCTTGACGGATATTGCCGAGTTCATTGAAATCAAGAATGAGATTGAAGGTTAAGGAGAAAAGAACAATTACGATGTAATACTACGGGCACCATAGAAATATGGTGCTCTTTTTTTTAGCCCATACTATTTATAATTAAATAACTGAATAAAAAACAAGATTTATTACATGAAGAAAGTTGTTAGACTTACGGAAAGTGAACTCGAACACCTTATAAGGGAATCTGTAAATAGGATTATACAAGAAGAGGTTGACATGGGACAAATATTAAGTGCTCAAGATAAGGAAGACAGAGCAAGAAGTCGTATGAATTTTGATAATCGTCCAGAA